GTGAACTTTCTAACAAGCACAAATCCTTATCTAAAGAAGTTGCATTCTATCAAGACCATGACAACTGTCCAACCTGTAAGCAAGGGATCGAACACGACTTTAAAGCAGACACCATATCCCAACACAATGCAAAAACAGCAGAAATCGAATCCGCAAGAAAAGAACTTACTAGCAAAGGTGTAGTTATAGAGGGTAGACTTGAAGAGATCGATGGCACAGAAAGCGTTATAAGTGAGAAGAATCTACAGATGGGTGAACGCAGAATGGCATCTAAGATTGCTATGAACAGTTGTAAAGCAATCAAAGAGGAACTTGTTGGTGCAGAGAAAGAGATTACTGAGTCTAGCAATAACAACATCTCAGAGTTACAGCAAGAGTTAAAAGATTGTCATGTAGACCAGACAGAGTTATTTGACTCTAAAGAGACTCTTGGCGTAGTTGCGTCAATGTTGAAAGATGGTGGTATTAAGACGCAGATCATCAAGCAGTATGTCCCAGTAATGAATAAATTAATCAATAAATACTTATCTGCTATGGATTTCTTCGTGCAGTTTGAGTTGGATGAGAATTTCAATGAGACTATCAAATCTAGATTTCGTGACGTATTCAGTTATGCATCGTTCTCAGAGGGCGAGAAGTTGCGTATCGATCTAGCACTATTGTTCACTTGGAGATCAGTCGCTAAACTAAGAAACTCAGTGTCTACCAATCTACTAATTATGGATGAGATTATGGATAGTTCGCTTGACACTTCGGGTACCGAAGAGTTCTTAAAGATCGTTGAAGAGTTGACAGCAGACTCAAATATCTTTATAATAAGTCATAAGGGTGATCAATTGTTTGATAAATTTCATAGTGTTATTCGCTTCGAGAAGGTTAAGAACTTCAGTCGAATAGCTCCCCAGTCAGCATAGGAATTGACAATGATAGATAGATTTTATATTTTAACTTGTGGTAGACCAGATAATCAGGTTACTTATGATCAACTTCCCAAGTCTATTCAAGAGAAGACTACTCTTGTTGTGCAGGGATGGGAAAGAGATAAGCACAAGACCGACTGCGACTACCTTGTTTTGCCAGACTCTATACATTATAGCGATCACTTAGCTGTGGCTAAAACTCGTCACCATATATACACAAACAATACAGCCAAAACTTACTGTATTATGGATGACGATATGACGTTCAAGCGAAAGAATACTAAGTACTTTTCTGACAAGGATAACGTAGATAATATGGAAAAGTCCAAGAGATCGCAAACTGATAGTGATGTGGTAGAAATGTTTACGCTATTGCATAGTTGGTTATGTCTTTCAGAGGTCACAGCGTGTGGTATTGCTCAGGGTAGTAATCCCCCACCACATAAGTCTTGGACAAAGAATGGTAGTCTTACTGGGTTTTTCTGTTTTGATGACAAGAAGCTTAAATCTGTTTTGCCAGAGTGTAACACGTTAGACGTAAAATATGGAGAAGATACTCTATTATGCCTAGACTTACTTTCAAGAGGTCATGGTAATCGGGTTTCTCATGAGTTTGGGTTTATCAATCTTAGCCTTCAAAACAAAAATATGGCATCAGAGATATGGGACAATACATCTTTCGATGACGTTTATAGAGATCACAAAATTATTAATAAGCATCATCCTCAACACTTTCTTATACCTCTAGACGAGAATGGTGAGAGAGTCGAGGGTGGCTATAGAAATTATGGAAAAGTTAGAACAAAGTGGAGCCAATGTTTTAAAGATGGCTTAAACATACCGGGTAATAGTTCTGGGGATTTGACGGAGTTTTTTGAATGAGTGTGAAAGAGAGTTCTGGTTATGATAATTATATGGATGATGAGTCTAGAAAGAATGACGCATATAGTGTTAGTCTAGATAAATTCTTTGATGAGCCTTTGCCCGAAGTTTTATATGATATGACTAAGGCTAAGAAGAAATCTGATAATGATGTGTGGAAGTCTATTTACGTTCACTTTAAAACTCAATCTGATATGGTAGAGTTCTGTACAAAGATTAATCAGATGATACCTACTAAGGTTAGAGAAACTTTTTATCCGCTTCATGATAAGAACATGAGTCTTTTTGATGATGATGACGCTCCTGTTGTTGTTGATCCAGATAAGCTTGCTAGAAAGAACGTCTATAAAGGTGTAGATATTGAGAGTGATGTTGAGGAGAAGTATTGGAAATCTCAATGGCAAGGTATGCCTGATTATAATCAAGATGCTAAAGAAGCCTATCGCAGTGTTACTATGAAGTTTCGCAATGAAGAAGATTACAAAGATTTCTCACAAAAGATCGGTCAAGAGATTACTGAGAAGACTAAAAGTATCTGGCATCCTAAACTGCTTATAACGAAGAATTTAAAACTACGATGGGTGCAGAACGAAGGTCGCACTAATCCAAGACACCCGATGTACATCGTATCTAAGGGTCGTGCTGATACTATGATTACCTCTAGATCATTTGCTCGTATGCACATTTCGCATTATATTGTGATTGAGCCACAAGATGAGAAAGCCTACGAAGAAGCACTTGATAAGTTTGACATTCGTAAATATGTCACACTTCTAGTTGCTCCGTTTTCAAATCATGGTGATGGTCCTGGTCGTGCTAGAAACTGGGCATGGGATCATTCGATCAGTATCGGTGCTACAAGTCACTGGGTATTCGATGATAATATTTCCGACTTCTATCGACTACATGAAAATGAGCGTATTCGATTTGAGAGTGGTGTTGGTTTTCAAGTGATGGAAGATTTCGTTGATCGTTATGATAACATCTACATTGCTGGTCCACAGTATCGATTCTTTATTGCACCAGATCAAAGTTATCCTGCATTCGTAGCAAATACCAGAATCTACTCTGCACTACTTATTCGTAATGATTGTAAGCACAGATGGCGTGGTCGTTACAATGAAGATACTGATATCTGTTTAAGGGTGTTGAAAGATGGTGATGTTTGCCTTCAGTTCAATGCGTTTCTACAAGGCAAGTGTGCTACTCAGACTGTTGCTGGTGGTAACACTGCTGAGTTTTATCATGCTGAAAATACTGAGAACGATGAGTTTAAAGAGACTGGATACAATACTGAGGGTACTGTAAACAAGTCTCAGATGCTAGTTGATATGCATCCAGATGTTGCTCGACTTGTATGGCGATATGGTAGATGGCATCACTGGGTCGACTATGGTCCATTCAAAGTAAACAAGCCTAAATTGAAAGATGGCTTTGTTATGCCAAATGGTACTGACAACTATGGCATGACATTAGATCGAGATTTCGATTATAAGAATGCAAAATAAAGGTTGACTTTTCTATATAAGCTGTTATAATACTACTTTAAACGACTGAAGAATAGTATATGACTAATAAAAGAAAGGTTCCAGCTTATATGAAGGAGAAGTTCTTCGCTGAAGGTAGAACACTTCCTGTTTGTATTAATCATGGATGTAATAGACCTGTAGTAGTTAGGTCGTGGTCAAACTGGTCATTCAAGACTGAGTGTGGTACCTGTTACAAAGCGAGAATGACGGGTAAACGAGGTCCTGCAATGGAAGGCATCACGATACACAAGAAGCAGTATTGTGAGAACATAGATAGTAGACTAGGTTGGAAATGTCCAGTTGATCCCTCTGCTTGGGTAGAGTTGAATATGTTGAATGCTCTAGACCTTGAACACTTAGATGGAGATCATGATAATAATGTACCTGAGAATGTTGATACTATCTGTAAGCTATGTCATGGTAAGAAATCTGTGCTAAACGGAGACTTTGATAGCACTAAGGCTTCTGCAAGAAATTTCAAAGATTATTAAAAAAAAGGTTGACTTTATTCTCAAACCTGTTATAATGTATGTATAAATTGAGTTGAGAGAGAAAATTATGAGTTATCCATATAGTTTTGATACCCAAGATGAATATCTAGAGTCACTTAATACTCCTATGAGTGAAGAAGATGCTGAAAAGATGATTCTTCGAGAGCAGTATGATGAAGAGATGTTTGAATGTAGAGCGAATGGCATCGAAACCATGTCATTTTCTAACTGGCAAAAACGCAAAATTCTTCTTGCTGAATTATTTTCGAAATAACCCTTGACTTTTCTGATCAGTGTGTTATAATACTTGTATAAATTGAATTGAAGAGAGAATTATATTATGGCTTATGTATCTCAAGATGACAAGAAAAAACTTGCTCCTGCTATCAAAGCAGTTCTTAAAAAGTACAAAGTGAAAGCATCTATTGCTGTTCGTCACCATTCTACTCTAGTTGTTAACATCAAAGAAGGTGCTGTGCCTTTCAAACCAAGTGATCACTATCAAGTAAATGAGTATCACTATGAGAACCATTACGCAGATAACCCAACTCTTGTTTCCTTTCTTTCTGAACTGATCTCAGCGATGAAAGGTCCTGACTACTTTAACAACGATGATATGATGACTGATTACTACCACAGAAGTCATTATACTGACATTAACTTTGGTAAGTGGAACCAACCTTATAAGATGGTATCTTAATGCGACAAGACTTTATTTTCGATCTAGAGACTATTGGGGCAAATGTTTTTGTTTGTCCCGTAGTCGATATGGCATATAGCACTTTTGACTGGAACAGATTTCTAAATGATCCCTATTCCTTTGAAGAGTTAGCTGATACAATTCAGACAGTTAAGCTGGACATCAAAGACCAAATGGATAACTACAACTGTTCTTTTCTAAAGGCAGATGTTGAATGGTGGGAAAGTCTTCCTAAAGAAGCCCGAGATAAAATGAAGCCTTCTCCAAATGACTTGACTGTAGTCGAGTTTTGTGATACAATACTCACTTATCTTAAAGATGCTGGTACTATCAAATATTGGTGGTCTAGAGGTAACACGTTTGATCCGATCATACTTTCTAGACATATGATGTCTACTGAAAATATCGATGCATTGAACAAGGCTTTAAAGTTTTATACTGTGAGGGATGTTCGTACCCACATTGATGCAAAGTTTAACTACACAACCCGAAGTGGTTTTGTGCCAGTAGCTGACGAAGAGTATTGGAAGAAAGCGTTCATTGCTCACGATAGTACTCATGATGTTGCGGCTGACATCTTGAGATTGCAAGCGATACACCGAGCCGAAAATGATTTAGAGCAAACTGATAGATAATGGAGAGATGATGGGCTATATAAATTACTGGTTGAAAGAGCAACCAGAAGATGAAGAAATCGGAATTGATCCCGATGGCAGAATACCGCCATATGAAGATGAGGAATATGAATTTTATGCCGATGATGATATCGCCTATAAGTTCAATGAGAATGAGTTGATAAGAGAGTTACAAGATTATATCGATTCTACTTACTCAGCCCACTATTCAAGAAATAAGTTTCAGTCAACTGAGTTTATTATTGACTGTGGACATGGACAAGGGTTCGCTCTTGGCAATGTTCTAAAATATGTCCAACGATATGGCAAGAAAGATGGCTATAATCGTGCCGACTTGATGAAAGTTTTACATTATGCTTTGATAGCACTTTATAACCATGACCATGAGGAAT